TGGTGTGCTCGTCGTGGCACACTACAAGAAGAACTTGCTAACGACATCGCCCGAGAAATAATGAAAGCCACGGGCAGTGAAAACGTAGCAGTATACATACAAGCCACACATGGTTGCTGTGAAAATCGCGGCATCATGGCACACAGTAGTTTAACGCAGACCACAGTATTGAAGGGTGCGTTTAAGAACGATCAAGGTACTAAGAAAGAGTTTATGGACAATATTAAATTACAACAGGAATTTGCTCCACGCTAGGAGAATATTATGGACTTTAAAGAAAAAACCCGCAGATACTATGACTTATATTCTAACAAAGATATTAGCGCACTGGCTAATATGTTTGATGAAAAGGTCAGATACCAAGATAGCAACAAAACTTCTACAGGTAAGTTAGCTGTACTTGACACAATCACAGAAAAATTTAGCAGTGTCACTAGTATATCAGTTATTCCCATACACATCTATCAGGAAAACAGGAATGTGTTTGCAGAATTAGATGTACTAACAAATGACGAAGAACGCACATCTGCTGTACACGTAATCACCTATACTGGCGATAAACTAATCAACAGTATTAGAGAATACAAAGGATAACCTATGAACTGGTTAAAACGTAAAATTTGTGCATGGTTGGGTGTAGAACGATTTGATGATTGGGGTGAAGCAGTTCCCATACGTGACAATGTCAAGGTTGGACCAAGAGAATCACCTTGTTTCTTTGATCGTAATCCAGAAAGTAACTTTCGTATCTACAATGCCAGTGGTGGTATTATTTTAGAAGTAACACGTTGGGATAAGATTCGTAACGAATGGAATACTAATATGCATATCATTCACGACGATGATGAACAAAAAACAGAAAGTATCGCTAAGATCATGACCATGGAGTTGATGAGATGAATGAAATACCAAAAATGTATGTAAGTGATTTAGAAATCCGTGATTGGGTCAATCAAATCTCATTCCAAATGTACAAAGATGCGTGGCGTCCAGACTACATCGTGGGACTTACACGTGGTGGACTGATTCCTGCTGTGTATATGAGTCATACTTTAGATATTCCCATGCACACATTAAAAGTAGCCTTGCGTGATAACACAGACACTGAAAGCAACTGTTGGATGGCAGAAGATGCTTTTGGATATGTCGGTGCTAGTACCGTTCCTCGCCCAGAAGGTGAAGCGACCAGTGATCCTAGTCTACGTAAAAATATTTTGATCATCGATGACATCAACGACACAGGTGCTACCTTAGATTGGATCATCAATGATTGGCAAGGCAGCAACTTACCAAATGATCCGGCTTGGGCAGATGTATGGGGTAATAATGTACGCTTTGCTGTACTAATCGACAATTTAGGCAGTAAGTTTAGTCGCTGTGTCAATTACTATGCTAAAACAATTAACAAAACTGAGAAAGACGTTTGGGTAGTCTTTCCGTGGGAAAGATAATGATACTTAGTACATACGAAGAAGGCAATAGAACAGCAAATGTTTGCAAACAAGGTAACGAGTATGTTACAATGTTATATGAAAACAACAATTATCTACGAACAGAATCAGCGAGAAACGAAGAAAATGCAGAAATCATTGCGGAAGATTGGGTATTAAATGAAATTAAAAGTTAGCGAAATATTTTATTCAGCACAAGGTGAAGGACGCTTTATTGGTGTGCCTTCAGTCTTTTTAAGAACATTTGGCTGTAACTTTACCTGTGGTGGATTTGGTATGAAAGATCGCACACAGATGAGTACAGAACGTGAGTTCATCGATCCTACAAAATATCGTATATATGAAGAGCTACCATTGGTTACAACAGGCTGTGATAGTTATGCTTCGTGGGATCCTCGCTTTAAGAACTTTAGTCCATTGTTAGAAATCGATGCTGTGGTTAAACGTATGTTGGATTTGGTACCTAGTAACAGTTGGCAGATGCCTAATGGTAATGACACACATTTGGTCATCACGGGCGGTGAGCCATTGCTAGGTTGGCAACGCAGTTATCCGGACTTGTTGAGCCATAAGGATATGTATAATTTAAAGAACTTAACATTCGAAACTAATGGCACACAGGAACTACACGAAGACTTTGCCAAGTATTTGAAACTATGGAATCGTAGCGGTCGTGAAATAACATTTAGTGTTAGTGCTAAATTATCAGCAAGTGGTGAAGCATGGGCTGATGCTGTCAAACCAGAGATAGTTAAGAGTTATGAACGTATTGGCACAACGTATCTCAAGTTTGTTGTTGAGAAACCCAGTGACTTTGACGAAGTAGATCGTGCTGTGGCAGAATATAGGAAGGCAAAATTTAAAGGTGTTGTCTATATCATGCCAGTAGGTGGTGTAGTCAGTGTATATGATGGAAATAAATTTAACGTCGCAGATGAAGCTATGAAGCGTGGATATTATTACAGTCCTCGTTTACATGTCGACCTTTGGGGCAACTCATGGGGAAAATAATTGAGTTATCTATTTACAAGTGAAAGTGTTAGCGAAGGACATCCAGATAAGGTAGCAGATGCTATCAGTGATGCGGTATTAGATCTAATGATGCGTGAGCAGAATTCTGCTTATCGCTGTGCCTGTGAAACACTTGTAACTACCAATCAGGTTATCCTAGCTGGTGAGTACAAAGGTATCTACAACCACTTAGAAGTCGAAAATGCTGTGCGTCGTGTTATCCGTAACATTGGTTACGAACAAGATGGATTCAATTGGAAGACTGCGGACATTAAAAACCTTATGCACGGACAGTCGGCTGATATTGCCCTAGGCACAGATACATTTGGTGCAGGTGATCAAGGACTTATGTTTGGCTATGCTATTAATGAAACGCCTGACTTAATGCCTAGTGCTTTATACTACAGCCATAAGATCGTCAAGATGCTAGCTGAAGTACGCAAGAACGGAATGATATTACTTGGTCCAGATGCCAAATCACAAGTAACTATGGAATACAATGATGACGGTACAGTAAAACGTATTGCTAAAGTTGTATGTTCAACACAGCATGACGAAGAGTTTGAGATTGAAGAACTGCGTCGTGTAGTTCGCAAACTAATCGAAGGTATACTGCCCAAGGAGTTATTAGATGACGATACTGAGTTCTTTATTAATCCTACTGGTCGTTTTGTTATTGGCGGTCCGGATGGAGATACTGGGCTTACCGGGCGAAAGATTATTGTTGACACTTACGGTGGCTACAGTCCTCATGGCGGTGGCGCTTTTAGTGGTAAAGATCCTACCAAAGTAGATCGCAGTGCGGCTTATATGGCTCGTTATCTTGCCAAGAATATCGTAGCTGGTAAAGGTGCACACAAAGCGACCGTGCAATTAAGCTATGCTATCGGTGTAAAAGAACCAACCAGCTTGTTCGTTAAAACAGACAAGGGTATTGAGTTTGATAACTCTATCACTCAGTGGATACGTGAAAATGTTGATCTCACCCCACAGGGCATTATAAATAGATTTGAGCTGTTCCGTCCTATATACAGCCAAACAACTAACTATGGACACTTTGGTAAAGCTAACTTACCATGGGAAAATATAGATTTATTCAAGGATTAATTATGGGTTTATTCGATAAATTAAAAACAGTATTAGGTGAGGATTTACCTCAAGTAGGTAAGGTTAAAGTTAAGAAGATCACAGGTGCAAAAAAGCCTGCTGATCCACCAGCACCGAAACCTAAAAAATCACGTGCCAAACCAACAGAAGTTCCAAAAAGTAAAAAAGTACTAGAATTAAAAAATCTAACCAAAGACAAAGCTACCAAAGCAGGTGAACCATATGTAGAAGTATTGAGTATGGATATTGATCCAGTGGATCCAACTAACGGTGCATTTGAATTGGATTGGAATGACATCTTTGTTGCTCGTCTGGTCAAAGCTGGATATCAAGGTAAAACTGATGCTGATATCGTTGATAATTGGTTTAAAGCAGTTTGTCGTAATGTAGTTATGGAAACCTATGAACAGGATCAAGCTGATCCTACCAATCGTACCAATCGAAGAGATTTAGGCAACGGTAGAACGGAAATTAGTTGACAAAAACCAAAAGAGAAAGTATACTGTTTACATGAGATATCTCCTTGTAGACACAGCAAACACATTCTTCAGAGCAAGACATTCAGCACATCGCCAAAGTGATACTTGGGACAAGCTGGGTTTTGCTATCCACGTAACCCTAGCTTCTGTTAATAAAAGTTGGCGAGATCAAAAGGCTGATCATGTTATCTTTTGTCTTGAAGGACGCAGTTGGCGCAAAGACTTCTACGAGCCATATAAGAAAAATCGCAGTGTTGCCCGTGCCGCACTCAGTGAAAAAGAACAGGAAGAAGATCAATTATTCTGGGAAACATTTGATGCGCTCAAAACTTTCGTCAGCGAAAAGACTAATTGTACAGTGCTACAACATCCAGAACTTGAAGCTGATGATCTTATCGCTGGATTCATACAATCTCATCCCGACGATCATCATACTATCGTGAGTAGCGATACTGATTTCTATCAACTACTTGCAGACAACGTAAACCAATACAATGGCATCAGTGATGAATTGCATACTTTAGAAGGTATCTTTGATAAGAAAGGTAATAGGGTTTTAGATAAGAAAACCAAAGAGCCTAAGAAGATACCAGATCCTAAATTCATCCTATTTGAAAAATGTATGCGTGGCGATCCCACAGACAATATATTTTCAGCGTTTCCAGGCGTGCGCACCAAAGGCAGTAAAAACAAAGTTGGCTTAGAAGAAGCATTTGCTGATCGCAATACCAAAGGTTATAATTGGAACAACTTGATGTTACAGCGTTGGGTTGATCATAATGGTGTCGAACACAAAGTCCTAGATGACTATCAACGTAATGTAACCTTAGTTGATCTAACAGCACAACCAGATGAGATCAAAGTAAAGATAGCTGAAACCATAGCCAACAACAGCGTACCAAAGAATAACAACAGTATAGGTCCATACTTCCTTAAATTCTGTGGCAAGTATGATCTAGTTAAACTCAGTGAGAATGCTAAAAACTTCGCTGAATGGATGTGTGCGGCATACCCACAGAAAGAAATTGCTTGATAACTACCCAAAAATTTCTAGCATTAGATCTAGAACTTAATCAACCAAGTGGTAAGATAATTCAAGTTGGTATCGCCATTGGTAGCATACATGATCGATTCGAAGATTACATCGTTCGAAAATGGTATATAGATCCACATGAACCTATCAGCGAATTTATCAACGATCTAACAGGTATCACTGATGCTGACATACGTGCTGAATGTTATAGTCACGATTTTGTAGCCCGTGAGCTTAGTGCGCTGATCAAAGAGCACAATACATTTATCAACCCGGTGACTTGGGGAGGTGGCGATAGCCGTGAATTATTAGACGAATTCTGTCAGAATCATGCTGATTTCCCGCATTTTGGCCGTCGTTGGATAGATGTTAAGACCTGGTACACATATTTGATGCTAACCAAGGGTAAAACTCCTAGTGGCGGATTGGCCTCAGCTATGGGCTACTTTAAACTGCATTTCAAAGGCAAGGCACATCGAGCAGATGTAGATGCGGCCAATACCTTAGCATTATTCTTTAAATTATTAGAAAGGCAAAGCCAAATGGAAAACATAATCGGTTTGGCCAAGAGCGTATAATGGTATTTGAAGCGATCACAGCACTATTACTAGCATATCAGACTACAGCGCCAGAGTTCCGTCATAACAGCCTATACACTTTTAACGTTGACCCTAAGACTAGCGAGATCGTTATTATGAATACCCAAACAGGGCACGTATATCGCTGTACCACTGAAGAAGAATGCAACGAACGATTAAAGAACGAAAAATAGTTGACTTATATCAAAAACCTAAATATAATATAGTATGACTAAAGAATTAGAAAGATTAGCAAAACAAGCAGGATTATCCGTAACAGATAGTCTTGAACACTTTTACCGTTTGGTTGGCGAACGCTGTGCTGACATGTGTGGTAGCCAAGCTGATCAAAAGAACCTGCGACGTCATTTTGGCCTAGACTACTATGATGGTCCCACACACTATCAAGATAAACGTCACACAGAAACACAGTATGACTGGAGCAAACACTACATTGAGGAAAAGAAATAGATGGCACATATAATTGATAAAACGTTTGAATTCTGTTATGGACACAGGGTTTGGACACAGAAACTAAATGGTGAATATGCGGCAG